ATGGCTGGCGAACTTAACAAACTGAGCGACAGGAAGTTAAAGGGATTACATGGCATCCCGGCCAGTAAGATTGAGTTTTATGCTGATGGTGCCGGGTTGAGCGCTAAGGTAACGAAAGCTGGTGGCATTAGCTGGGTGTTTACTTACCGACTCGACGGGCAGAAGCTGCATCGGCTGACTCTGGGGCGCTACCCTGATATGAGTCTCAAAGAGGCTCGTTCTTCGCGTGATAAATGTCGTCAGTGGCTGGCCTCTGGTAAAGACCCAAAGCACCAGTTGGCGCTAACTACTCAGGAAACGCTTAAACCGGTTACAGTGCAGGAAGCTATCGAATACTGGATACGCGAATATGCGGAAGAAAACCGTGCGAACGTTGAGCGGCATAAAGCAGAGCTACGCAAACATATTTACCCTTACATTGGGAAAATGGCGCTCGCTGACTGCGAAACCCGATACTGGCTTGACTGCTTTGACAGAATGAAAAAGAAAACGCCAGTTGCTGCGGGGTATGTATTCCAGATGTGTAAGCAGGCTCTGAAATTTTGCCGCGTTCGCCGTTATGCCGTTAGTAGCGCCCTTGAAGATTTGAGTATTCCCGATGTTGGTAAAAAGCAGGCGAAAAAAGATCGGGTATTGAAAGATAAAGAAGTTGGGGGATTGTGGGCCGCTATATCGTCCGGCGATGTTTTTCTACCCTACTACACAAACTTGCTCAGGATCGCCACTTTGTTTGGTTGCCGCACCCAGGAGGCCAGATTGTCAGAGTGGGCCGAATGGGATATGGAGGCGTGGGTGTGGACAGTACCAAAAGCGCATAGTAAAGGCGGTGAAAAGATTGTGCGTCCCGTTCCAGAGGCGATGCGTTCATTTATTGAAATGCTCCACGATGAAACAAAATCATCCGGCTACCTTCTCGGAGTTGTGAAGAATAGCGAGGCGGTTAGCCAGTGGGGCCGTAGCGTTTATAAAAAACTGGGGCATTCTGAACCGTGGACATTGCATGATCTACGGCGAACGCTTGCAACGCATATGAATAATATGGGTATCGCTCCGCACGTTGTTGAACAGTTGCTGGGCCACTCAATGCCGGGAGTTATGGCGATTTATAACCGTAGTCTGTATTTGCCGGAGAAGCTGGACGCGCTGAACAAGTGGTATGACCGCTTAGAACTTCTTGCGGGTAATCATCAAAATGTGGTTCTGTTACCTGTAGCGAATAGAGATTAAACTGGTCTTGCGAGTCTAGGTCGGCCAACCGAAAAGCGGGAAACCCTACCCGCCTGGCTCGCAAGTTAATTAGGGGCGTTGAGGGTAACGTTATGAGTAAAGAGCTTTCATTTACAACAGAACTGCCGGAATGGTTTGATTTAGAGCAGTACATCCCTTTTAAAAGCATGAGTAATAAAGAATTAGCTCTGCAATTACATTATCGATTGCATACATTGATGATAATGAATTTAGGCTCATCGGATATATTCGATTCGATGTATAAGGATGGCGTTGTTATCCCCGAAAATGAAGGCTCTAAAAAATATAATTCTTGGGTAAAAGAAAAACGCTCAGAAGGTAGGAGACTTAGCCAAAGTCTTGCAATTTCTCCGATAAATAGGACTGAATTATCATGGATGGCGATGCAAAAGGAGAGTGATTCGTATAAACACCCACTTCCTGATGATGTTCAAATCTTGTTATCTGGAGTGAAAGAGAATAATAATGCAGAAAGAAATATTGTTCTTTCAGTTGATGATATAATGGCTCTGAAAGATAATATGGAAGAATATCACAAGATTGAAAAAGAAAGTATAGATTTGCTATTGCCTAAGAATAGTAACATTCATGTTAATATCGACTTATCCATGCCCGACAGGTTTATTATGGAAGGATTGAAAGGATTGTTGTCTGTATGGCGAAAACAATTAAATATTCCATCACCCAATCCAAAGCTTGGCAAATCTTTATCCATTCTGAGAAGTAATCTCATAAATTATCGGGCGTTTCAAATCATTGACCTAAAACTTTGGGCGAAATCGAAAGAATTGCGTTATAGGGCTTCTTTTCTACATACAGTTATATTCCCAGATGGTGATAAAACACTTAACTTGGATGATTTTAGGAAGAAGGCCATCCCATTCGCTGATGATGTGCTAGATCCAAGACTGCCATCTGCAATGTTGGATATGTGTCGCACGGAAGAAAAAAACGGGGAAAAATCTTCCGAAGAATAATTATGTAAAAAACCTTCTGAATTATTTTTCACATTGAATGTTTCAGAAGGTTTTCCGATCATTTCATAATCCTACAATTAGATAGATAAAAATATAAGTATATCCACAACACAAGAACAGTTAGGAAAGTGTCCTTCTGAATGTGTGAAGTGGAGGAAGCATGTCAAATACTCGTTTTACCCCGCCAACACCTGAACAACGCCGCACCATTCTCGCAGAATATGGCATTAAGTTTGATCGTCGTATTCGTGAAAGTGAATGCTTCGAAATAACCAGCCTTTCCCGTTCCACCCGCTGGTATATGGAGAACGAAGGTAAATTTCCGCCACGCTGCCACTTTGGCCGTAATAGTTGCGCATGGCTTCTGTCAGATGTTCTTTGGTGGGTTCGCAATCCACCTGCTGTTGAGAACGTCAACACCCCTTACAACCGTAAATCCGCGTAGGGGGCGCTATGCAAAAATTAAATGAGCTGGTTCCGGTTAACCCCGGAAATATTGGCGGCGTGGCGGTATCGCTGGTCAGTGCTAAAAAACTCCATGCGTTTCTCGGCGTTGGGCGTGATTTCACCAACTGGATTAAAGGGCGTATTAGCCAGTACGGCTTCACTACTGGAGTCGATTACATCATTGTTGAAAGTTTGAGCACGCCAAAACGGGCGAGCGCAAAATCTCGGCAGCAGATGGAACATGACTACCTGATCACTATTGATATGGGTAAAGAGCTGGCAATGGTTGAGCGTAACGAAAAAGGGCGGGAGGTACGCCGCTACTTCATCAACTGCGAACGCCAGGCAAAAGCCGCCGCTAATATCCCCCAGACGTTACCGGAAGCCCTGCGCCTTGCTGCTGATCTGGCCGAAAAGGCAAGCGAACTTGAAAACCGGCTGGTGGCCGCTGCGCCAAAAGTTGATTTCGCTGATCGCGTTGCGGAGATCAGCAAGGGTATTTCCATTCAAAACTATGCCAAAGCCGTAGGGCTTGGCCCCATCAAATTATTCGGCTGGATGAGGCAACAGGGGATTCTCATCAATGGCGGCCAGCGCCACAACCTGCCTATGCAGCGTTATATCGATAGCGGTTATTTTGCCGTTCGCCAGGGAACGTATGAAACGAATGGCGAGGTAAGAGCCTCATTCACAACGATGCTGACGGGGAAGGGGGAGCAGTGGTTAACGAAGAAACTGATCGCTGGTGGTGTATTGCCGGAGGTGCCTAATGCTGACGCTGAATAAAACAAAGGCAGCTTTGCAGAGCTGCCAATGTCACTACGAAAAACCGAAACAGATTAAGCATACCAGGGTTAATGCTGGTGGTCAAAGAATGGGCCAGCGCAATTCTGCGCCCGCTGTTTTTATTCAGGATTTTGGCTCTTCTTTTGCCTTTTGGCGCTGGCGGCGTTTGATTTCGCCTTTCGCAGCAGTGACAAGAAACCCTGCGGTACTTTCACCTTCATGTTTAAAAAGCTCGATATCTTCCATCACATCATGGGGGATTCGAACTGTGGTCATTTGTGACTTTGCATTCTTCGCACCTGTTGCCATTACTGAAACTCCTTATGTTAGGTGTATTTCAGTATACGCAAAAAAAATAAAAGGAAAAGGCTTGAAGTGTATTTCACTTTGGGCTAGTTTTAATATTGAAGGTGACATACACCTTTCAAGTGCGAAGCCCGGTAGTGCTAGGAACACTAACCGGGCCTCTGACCACAAACCGTTAAGTGAGGTAACAGTTATGGCTGACAATCAGTCTACCCAAACTCGCCCTGAATTTACATGGAGATTTCTCTCCACCTCTGAGCGCTACCCTACCGCAAAGCCGTTGGTAATCTACGTCAACGCATCCAGTGAGCAGGAAGCCCGCGACACCATGCCCGGCGTAACCCTCATTTTCGCTGCCCGCCTGCCGTTCCACGCATTTCAGATTATGGAGGTACGCCATGCGTGAGTTAATGGATAAAACCACGTCGATAGCGTGTGAACTGGCAGCCTTATTGATGGTTGTCGAAGAATACGACGTTGATCAGGTTGAGCGGGAAAACCTTATTAGCCTGGCTAGGCGCGTCTCTGACAATTTGGCCTCAACCATGATTGAGCAAGGTTCGAAAGGGGGCAACGATGCGTGATATCTATCATCAGCTTGTGAAGAGCGCTCCTGACTTTAAAAATTTCACTGATGAAGCCCTGGCTGAATCTAGCGACTTATACGCTTCCGGTGCATTTGCCATCAATAGTGCGCTTACACTGATCGGCAATCTAGCGTTCGACGCTACCAATGCCGAAGACTACTCAGATGAAGATGCCAGACGTGACTTGGTTCTGGTAAGTCATGCGCTGCGGCACCTTCCGAGAATGGCACAGGCTCTTAATCAGAGCGGTGATGCTGCTGAATATGTGCGCGGGCAACGTAAAAAGACGGGAGAGAAATCATGATCAGTCACGTGAAGTTTAACGAGCTGGAAAACCGTCTTGATTTACTGGTTAACCGTGTCCTTGAGTTGGAGCAGCAGATTCGCACACTAACTGAAAGTCAGGGGGGAGATATTCCTCCCGGTATGGCGCCAGTCGCCACGCTGGCGGCTGAGTTCGGCATATCAACGAAAAAGGCTGAGGAATTGGCAAAAAACACGGGCGTTATGCTGGTCAGAATGAAAGCTGGTGGCTTTATCGCGCCGGATAGCAAGTTCAGAGAAGCGGCGAGGCAGGTTCTGCGCAGTGCGAAGCGCAAATATGGATCGGCGTACTGGTATCACCCATTACTTGGCAAATTTCAGATGAGCGGAGGTATCCCACAATGACCGATATTTTTGAAGTGCTGGGATTGTTGTTCAGTAAGCTGACTGAAACCGTTATTGCTCATCAGATAGCGGAGACCGGTTCGGCGACATTGCTGGTGGAAAGCGATAAGTATATGGCCCGTTATCGCTTCACGCTGGAACCAGTGGCCACCTATAACGTGTTGGCGAAAACAATGGTTTTCGGTTGTGCTAAAGAGTTTGGCCGTGATCAAGGACTAACCCGGCTGCGCGATATTCTGCTGACCTGCTTTACCGACGATGGCGATATTAGCGAAATGGGGTTGCAGATAGTGAAAAGCTGCCACCTTGAGTACCTGCATGAAGACTTGGGCGCGGATATGTCCAATAAGGTGTTGCACTGATGAAGATGAAGAATGCCCCGAACATTAAATTCCTGCCGAAAGATAAATTTACCGAGGCGATTATCTTTGCGGGTGAAGATGCCTATTCGCATGTGCAGCACTGGATCGAGAGCGAAGGTAAAAGGGCATGGGATGATGTACCGCCTGTTTATCTGGGTAAAAGGCAACTTGCGGAACTGGAGCGGTTAAACATTGTTGATAACGGCCGTCGCAGTGTTCGTGTGATCCGCGCTGGCGAACTTTCCGAAATGCAGATAAGCACTATCGCAACCAAACTGGCGCTGGCGGATGTGAAAGAGGCCAGGCTGTTTAATGGCATGTTTGAGCCTCAGCCGAAGGAGGACTGGACGGGCAGGCTTCCACGTCTCAAAGAAGAGGCCGAACGCGGGGAAAGTATTGTGGTGAACCTGCCTGTGAAAAAACGGGAGCCAAAGCCTGAACCGGGCGATGAACTCAAACCCCGCGTGGAAAGCCGCAGCGATGGCCTGTACTGGATCACGCCAAAGGTGGACAAGGATAGTGGCGAGATCATCAATAACGAAACGTGGCTGTGCTCGCCTCTTGAGGTGGTCGGCTCCGGCAGTGACGGGGCAGAGCGCTATCTTGTTTTGCGCTGGCGTTCGCCGCGTGGCCATGAAGATATTACCAGGGCGATCCCCTGTGCTGATATTGGTGAGCGTGACGGCTGGCGCTCACTTAAAGCTGGTGGGGTGAATGTGACCACTAAAAGCACCTTCCGGGCGATTCTGGCCGACTGGTTGCAGCAAAGCGGCACTGATCGGGAATGGATTATCACCCATACCACTGGCTGGCATCATGGCGCATATATCATGCCTGATGGTGAAGTGATTGGTGATCCAGAGACGCCCATTCTCTTTAACGGTCGCAGCGCTGCATCTTCCGGGTATGCCATTGCTGGTACTGCTGCCACTTGGCGGGATTCCGTCGCCCGTCTGGCCGGGGGCAATCCTTCCATGATGCTGGGCGTGGCAGCGGCACTATCCGCGCCGCTTATCGGCCTGGTGGGTGCTGACGGTTTCGGTGTCCATTTGTTTGAGCAGTCGAGCGCCGGTAAGACCACTACCGCCAATATTGCGAGCAGCCTGTGGGGTGAGCCTGATGCGTTGCGGCTTACCTGGTACGGTACTGCGCTTGGCATAGCAAACGAAGCGGAGGCGCATAACGACAGCCTGTTACCGCTTGATGAGGTAGGACAGGGCAGCAGTGCCAAAGATGTTGCCACGTCTGCTTACACCCTGTTTAACGGTGCCGGAAAGTTGCAGGGAGCCAAAGAGGGCGGCAATCGGGAGCTTAAACGCTGGCGCACGGTGGCGATCAGTACCGGGGAAATGGATATTGAAACCTTCCTGGCTGCTGGTGGGCTGAAAGTGAAAGCGGGCCAACTGGTGCGCTTGCTCAACATCCCTATGGAGAAATCGACGGCCTTCAACGGTCTGCCAAACGGCAAGGCCCATGCTGACGCACTGAAAGAAGCCTGGATTGATAACCACGGGGCGGCGGGGCGTGAGTGGGTTAAATGGCTGGCAGCTAACCAGCAGGAGGCTAAACAGGCGGTGCGTGACGCGCAAACGCGCTGGCGCGGCCTCATCCCGGCGGATTACGGTGAGCAGGTACACCGCGTGGCCGAACGCTTTGCAATCCTCGAAGCCGCGCTGGTAACTGGTGCATCAATCACCGGATGGGGCGAACAGGCCAGCCGTGACGCTATCCAGCATAGCTTTAACGCCTGGGTGAAAGAGTTCGGCACGGGTAACAAAGAGCACCAGCAGATCATCGAGCAGTGCGAGGCGTTCCTGAATGCCTACGGTTTAAGCCGCTTTGCACCGTTGCCCTATGATCCGTCCAGTATGCCGATTCGCGATCTGGCCGGGTATCGAAAGCGCAAAAGCAGCCATGATGATGCGCCGCTGGTGTTCTATACGTTCCCCGCAACGTTTGAGAAGGAGATAGCTCAGGGCTTTAACGCCAGGCAGTTTGCCCGCGTGCTTGCCGCTGCTGGCTTGCTTTCTGAGCCGTCCAGCGGGCGTGGATACCAGCAGAAATCCCCGCGTATTGATGGGCGTCAAATCAACGTTTATGTGCTTCACCAGGTTGCGGAAGATGGAGAAGAATAAATTACACATGTGAGGGTTGTTAATGTTGGTTCAGTTGGTTCAGTGTCTATTGGTTATGTTCATGTGTCTGTTTTATATGGGTTTAATGTCAAAAAAATGAACCAACACTGAACCAACAAATAGCAGTTTTGAACCAACAAACAGGCAGTTTGAACCAACATTTTAGAACCTCATGGACTGAACCAACATAAAAATACCCAATGTTGGTTCAAATCGGGGCTTTGTTGGTTCACTCAGCGGAAAATAATCCTTATAAAACAATCGTCTTTACAAATTGAACCAACTGAACTAACTGAACCAACATAGTTTTGTATATATACGTGAAAAATAAAGAGGTCATTAATGAAACTGATTGGCAAAGATAACGGGCATATGAGCGATCTCAAGTTTCTCTACAGCGCCGTTGATGAGCTTTCAAATAAAGATGAGATTACAGTGACGGATTTTCTGGCTCTGAGTGCGTTTGTCACTTCTGAAAAGCTTGATCTGGAATCGTACCAGTCTGGGCTGGAAGAAGGGGGGCAAGAGTTGTCGAAAGACGCCAGCGCTTACCTCGATCTTCTACAGAGGATGGCGGCTGATTTGTCGTACCCAACCTCTGGCCTTGAGAACGCTATCCATAGTGCACGATTAACGGCGAGCTATGATTTCTATCAGTGGGGGCTGGATAAAGAATAATCATCCAGCCATATAAGCTAAAGGCCTGGTTTTTTCCCAGGCCATATTTTAAAGCAGACCTAACAGCGCGGAAGCGCCAGCGCCAACGATACTGGCAACGGTGCTATTTTCCAGTAACTGTTTCAACATTGATTTAGCCTGTGGATCGCCAGAGTTAGCCACTTTCTCGACAAGTTCAGTAATACTGATATTCACCAGCATATGATTACTTTCACCTATTTGAACTTGCTCACCACTGACGGAGCCAATGTTAAAAGTATTCATACTCTTTGCTGTCCTGTGTGCGTCGGAAGAAAGATTCTCTACGGATAGCGTAAGCAAGTGGGGATGCGTTGTACCCACGTTCAGCGTTCCATTCTTTGATATTGAAAGATCGACAACTTTAAGACTTAACTCACGGCTTCCAATCTTCTGAATCAGAATATCGCCCAATTCAATTTGCGGTTCGTCAGTAAACGGGATATCTACCTGATTTTTTCCTGTGTTCCGGCTTCCTTTAAACTCCTCGCCGGAAATTAAAAAAATATCCGGGTATGCCATATCATCAAAATCGAAGTCCATAAAATCCCCCAGAAGTGGTGTTTTTCCCGTTCATATTATCAAACTTTGTAAATTATTTGCTCTCCTGTTTTCGCTGCTGTTTGCGACAACATAGAGGTGTTTACTCATTGATTATTATGTATATCTTGAAGAGTGGCACTCAGACGTGAGCCGCCACTGTCCACCTGGTTTTTTCCCGTTCTGCGACGGTTTCCTTTCCAGGTGGACATCCCTCCAAGCGCTGGTTTCACGTCTCAACGTTAATTGTTACGGAAACCACTCCATGAAGAAATTACTTGAATTACGCCAGCAGAAAGCCGCACTCAAAACCCAGATGCGTTCCATGCTGGAAAAAGCTGACAGCGAAAAGCGAAGCCTTAACGATGAAGAGGGCAAGCAGTTCGATGAACTCCGCGCCAAGGCTGATGCGCTTGAAGTTGAAATTACCCGCCTTGAGGCCGTCGCCGACGATCAGCGCAATTTGCCTGGTACTTCTGTTGAAGGTAACGGTGTAAGCAACGATGAGCTGCGCCACTACATCATGACCGGCGATACCCGCTCTCTCTCCACGTTGGTGCAGGCTGACGGCGGCTATACCGTTATCCCTGAGCTGGACAAAGAGATCATGCGCCAGTTGCAGGATGACAGCGTTATGCGCTCCATCGCCACGGTGAAGACCACCAAAACCAACGAATACCAGAAGCTGGTGTCAGTGGGTGGCACTACCGTTAAGCGCGGCACCGAAGGCGAAGCGCGTACCGAAACCAGCACACCGAAGATGGAGCGCGTTGATATCAAACTCAACCCGATCTACGCCTACCCGAAAACCACTCAGGAAATTCTCGACTTCTCCGAAGTTGATATTCTGGGTTGGCTGTCTTCTGAAATCACCGACACCTTCACTGCTACCGAAGAAACCGACTTTGTGAACGGCGACGGTGATAAAAAATCCAAAGGGTTCCTGTCCTATCCGCGTGCGGCCACCAGCGATAAAACCCGTCCGTTCGGAACGCTGGAGAAAATGGAAGCTGCTGCCGTTTCCTCTGATGGCTTGATCGACCTGCTGTATAAGCTGAAAGCCAAATACCGTAAAAATGCCGTATGGGTGATGAACTCCAACACTGCCGCCACGCTGCAAAAGCTGAAAAACGGCAACGGGGATTACATCTGGCGTGATCGTCTCGTCGCTGACTCTCCCGATACCCTCCTTGGCCGTCCGGTTCAGTATCTGGAAACCATGCCTGATGCGGCTGCGGGTGAAGCGTTCCTGGCCGTCGGCGACTTTAAGCGCGGTTACTTCATCGTGGATCACACCACTGGCGTGCGTACCCGCCCCGACAACATCACCGAACCTGGTTTCTACAAGGTGCACACCGATAAATACCTGGGCGGTGGTGTGGTGGACTCCAACGCCATCAAGGTGCTTGAGCTTTCCGGTTCCGGTTCCTGATCTGACGTTTAAGGGGCTTCGGCCCCTTTTTGCCCTCTGTGGAGTCCAACAATGAAAACAATCGATTTTGAAATCCGTACCTCCGAACTGAGCGCCAGCAACAAAAAGCTGGTGGGCTATGCCGTGCGCTGGAACAGCCTGTCAGAAGTTATCTGGGATGAGTTCCGCGAGCAGTTTGCGCCGGGGGCGTTTAAAGACAGCCTGGCATCCGGTAGCGATGTGCGTGCGCTGTACGAGCATAACTATACCCAACTGCTGGGGCGTACCAAATCCGGCACGCTGGTGTTGGCCGAAGATGATACCGGGCTACGCTTCGAACTGACCCCGCCGAATACCCAGCTTGGTAATGATGTGCTGGAGCTGGTGGAGCGTGGAGACATTTCCGGCATGAGCTTCGGGTTCCGTGCGCTGAAAGAGTCCTGGGATATTACTCCTACACCGTATATTCGCACTGTTACCGCTGCCGAGCTGCGGGAGATCACCGTTACTTCTATGCCTGCTTACCCTGAGTCCGGCGTGGAAATTGCGCACCGTTCTCTGTTCTCCCAACATCCTGAACTGCGCCACGCTGGTGATAACCGCCGACGCTGGGCTGACTTAGCGGGGCTGTGATATGTGGAATATCTGGCCTTTTGGCCGTAAATCTGAGCCATCCGAACAGCGCAGCATGACGATTGATGAGTTTCTGGCGATGGCAGGGATTCCAAATACCGGATCAGGCGAATATGTGTCTGCTGGTACTGCGGAATCTCTGCCGGCGGTGATGAACGCCGTGTCAGTTATCAGTGAGGCAGTGGCAACAATGCCCTGCTATCTCTACCGCGTTCGCAACGATAACGGGCGAGAAGCGCGGGAGTGGTTGAGTAATCATCCGGTAGATTTTCTCCTGAACGAGCAACCGAACGACTGCCAGACGCCTTACCAGTTCAAGCGCACGATGATGCGTCATTGCCTGCTGAATGGTAACGCCTATGCGGTGATCCAGTGGGGCCGCGACGGTCAGCCGCAATCCCTGCATCCGTATGCGCCGGGGGCGGTTGTTCCTGAGCGTATCGGCCAGCATAAGTACAAATACACCGTTACTGAACCGTTTACCGGGGCAGTGCGCACCTACTTGCAGGAAGAGATTTTGCACCTGCGTTACTCGACCGATGATGGTTTTCTGGGGCGCTCGCCGATCACCATCTGCCGTGAAGCGCTGGGGTTAGGTCTGGCCCAGCAGCGCCACGGTGCCAGCATTATGAAAGATGGCATGATGGCGGCGGGCGTAGTCACTACTGCTGAATGGCTCGATAGTGTGAAGGGTAAACAGGCACTGGACGCGCTTGAGCGCTACAAAGGTGCCAGAAATGCCGGTAAAACACCGATCCTTGAAGGTGGCATGGACTATAAGCAGCTTGGCATGAGCAATCAGGATGCTGAGTGGCTGGCCTCCCGGCGCTTCACCATCGAAGATATTGCCCGCATGTTTAACGTTTCTCCCATCTTCCTGCAGGAATACAGCAACAGCACCTACAGCAATTTTAGTGAGGCGAGCCGCGCCTTTCTTACCATGACAATGCGCCCGTGGCTGGCGAACTTTGAGCAGCAGATTAAATCCGCGTTGCTGGTGGCATCGCCTGTACCCGGAATTCGTTATCAGGTGGAGTTCGACTCTGCCGATCTTCTTCGAGCCACTCCAACCGAACGTTACGCAACTTATGAGCGCGGTATCAAGAACGGGATCATGAACCCGAACGAAGCCCGCGAACGCGAAGGGATGCCGCCGCGTGACGGTGGTGATGAGTTTAGCCAGGCATGGAAGCAGGAAGTGAAGATCAGTAAGGACGGCAAGGAAGGTGACGCATGAGAGCCGGGGGACTGAGAAACCGGGTAACTATCCGGGTATTCACTACTCACAGAGATCCATCTGGTCAGGTTATTCAGATCTGGGAAGACGGGGAAACCATCTGGGCTGAGGTTAAGGGGATCAGCGGTCGTGAACTGGTAGCGGCTGGTGCCGAGGTTGCCGAAGCAACGATCCGTGTCTGGGTGCGTTTCCGTCGAGATATTACTGCTGCCAACCGTCTGAAGGTGCTGACTGGCCCGTTTGCCGGGGCGACGCTCAACATTATCGGGCCGCCCATACCGGACTCAGGTATGACGCGCCTTGAGATTCTCTGCAAACAGGGGACCGAGAAATGACTACTGAAATCACCCTGACTGAAGCAAAGCTGCATTGTCGTGTTGATGGCTCTGAGGAGGATGCGCTGATTCAGGCGTACATCGATGCGGCGCTGGAGGTCTGCCAGAAGCATATCGGCAAGCGGTTTGATAACGGGCTGGAGTTCACCCCGGCTATCAAGATTGGTTGCCTGATGTACGTCTCTCAGCTGTACGAGTACCGCACGATGATTGCCGATGCTGAGGCGAAAGAGGTTCCGCTGGCTATCTCTGCGCTGTGGTCTGTCTATCGTGATGTGGGGGTGTACTGATGCCATGGCAGCCAATGCGCCGGTGCACCGAACCGGGATGTAATAAGCGGGTAAGGTCCGGCAAGTGTGACGAGCACAGGCGGGAAGCGTGGCGGGAGCAGGATGCCAGACGCGGCCATCGGCGCGCCCGTGGTTACTCTGCCTCATGGGAGAAGTACCGCGCTCAGTATCTGAAACGTCACCCCCTTTGTGTTGAGTGCCAGAAGCTGGGCCTCTACGTTCCTGCAAAGATTGTCGATCACATCATCCCTATCAATGGCGGTGATGATGTTCTGTTCTGGCCGGAGTGGAACCACCAGCCGTTATGCCAGACACATCATAACCAGAAGACCACGCAGCAGGACCCCATCACCAAAGCGAATCGTAAAGCAGGGCTCTACATCGAGCAGGAAGAGCGTGCAGCCCATCGCAATGACTGGATGTATGAGGCCAGCAATGAATGAGAAAGACGTGGTGAATCTGTACCGATCATTGATGCGCTGCCGTGATGGCTTCATGCGGGGGCGAAGCAGATGCAATGAGCGCCAGACTGCGCAGCGTATGACCGAGCGTGACCGGGAGTTGCGGGAATGCTTCCGCAATCGCTGACAGGCCGCATGGACGGGGTGGGGGAGGTTTTCAGGACAAACCTCAAGGCGCCAGGCACCGCCCGCCCCCTCAAATTTTTACGCACGGTGATTTTTTTGAAAATAAAACGCGATGGAAACGAGAAATTTTTATGGCAAGACCACCAAAACCGCCAGCTTACCTTGATGAGTTAGCCGCGCAGCAGTGGAAAGCGAAAGCGAAGCAACTGGCCGAGCGTGGCGATCTGACACCCGCCGACTGGAACAACCTTGAGCTTTTTTGCGTCAACTATTCGATGTACCGCAAAGCAGTGGAAGACCTTGCCAGCCGTGGGTTTAGCATTGTTAACAGCCAGGGTGGAGAGAGCCGAAATCCGGCACTGAGTGCAAAGGCCGATGCTGAAAAAATCATGATTAAAATGTCGTCGCTGCTGGGCTTTGATCCGGTAAGCCGTCGCCGTAACCCGGTGGAAACGGAAGAGGAGGATGAGCTTGACCGTCTGGAATGAGTACGCAAATGCGATAAAAACGGGCGAAATTCCGGCCTGTAAGCGCGTAAAACAGGCCGTGGAAAGGTACTTTTCAGACCTGAATGATCCCCGTTATGAGTTCGATACGGCGACCGTAGAGCGGTTTATCGCGTTCTCCCGGCTCTGTCCACACGTCAAAGGCCCGCTGCGGGGCCAGCCTATCGAGCTGGAGCCTTGGCAGCAGTTCGCCTTTGCTAACCTCCTGGGCTTTAAGGTCAGGGAGTCAGGCCGCCGCAAGTACAGCAGCGCCTTTATTGAGGTGCCGCGCAAGAATGCCAAATCCACCGTAGCCGCCATGCTGGCTAACTGGTTTCTGGTGATGGAGAAGGGCCAGCAGGATATTTACACGGCGGCGGTTAGCCGGGATCAGGCCCGAATCGTATTCGACGATGCCCGCCAGATGTGCTTGCTGTCAAAACCGCTGAAAAAGCGCGTCAATATTCAGGCGCATAAGGTCATTTTCCCGAAGAGCAACAGCCTGTTAAAGCCGCTGGCGGCGAAAGCGGCCACCATTGAAGGGACTAACCCCAGCCTGGCGATTGTCGATGAATATCACCTTCACCCGGATAACGGCGTTTATTCCGCGCTTGAGCTGGGTATGGGCGCACGTCCTGAGGCGATTTTGTTCGCCATCACGACCGCCGGGAGTAACGTTGTCTCTGCCTGTAAACAGCATTATGACTACTGCTGCCAGATTCTGGCCGGGGAAGAGAGCAACGATTCGCTGTTTGTCCTGATCTACGAGATGGACGACGAAAGCGAGGTTGAGCATCCGGAAATGTGGATCAAGGCTAACCCCAACCTGCATGTGTCCGTTGATGCGGCGAAACTGGAGTCCACCATCCAGAAAGCGCGGGGCATACCGTCGCAATGGGTGGAAATGCTGACCAAGCGTTTCAATATCTGGTGCCAGGGCTCCACGCCGTGGATGGGTGCCGGTGCATGGGATGCCTGTGCGCTCGACTATACCGAAGACGATCTGGCCGGAATGGAGTGCTACGCCGGGTTTGACCTGTCCTCTACCAGCGACATTACCAGCGTGAGCTACACTTTCCCGTTCGACAGGGAGATCCGCTTGCTGACCCGTCATTATCTGCCAGAAGCGCAACTGCTTAACGTCGCCAACAAAAACCGCGCCATCTACCGCCAGTGGGTGAAAGCGGGCTGGATACGCACTACACCCGGCGACTGTATCGACTATGACCGCATCCGTGACGATATTCTGCGCGACGCTGAAACCTTCAATATCAGGCTGGTGGGCTTCGATACGTGGAACGCCACACACTTGCGCACTCAGTTACAGGGGGCTGGCCTCGATGTGGAGCCGTTCCCGCAAACCTATCTGAAATTCAGTCCGGTAGCGAAATCTTTTGAGGTTTTTGTTAACCGCAAGGTGGTGCGCCATCGTGGCGATCCGGTTCTGGCTTGGGCGATTGGTAACGTGGTGATGGAGTCCGACGCCAACGCCAATATCAAACCCAACAAAAAGAAATCCTCCAACAAGATAGACCCGGCGGTTTCTGCACTCATGGCGTTCGGCACATTCCAGGCAGAACACGAAGATTTTGCTTTCGATATGAGCGACAGTCACAAAGAGCGACTGGCTTTATTTAATGGGATTTGAGCATAAAGCGTAAAGGCAGAATTATCTTGAGGTTATCAGGAATATAAAATTGCTCTAGATCACTACATTGCTGTCGTGGAATAGGAAGAGTCTGTTTTGTTGTTTATAAATGTATTGCAGGGCTTTTCCTGTTCAAACTTCTGGTGAAATATGACTGATAAATGGGCTGATTACCTTATTTCTAAAGTCCGATATAACGATAAACACACTCACATTACCCATGTGTATGTGCATGTCGATAATGGCGATACTGTTGGAGAAGGGACATCAGAAACACGGCAGTGGGTAGTGAATAAAATCGATAGCGGCTATACCTTTTACACCATTTTCAAAGGTGATGACGGTAAGTGGAAGAAAGGTCAAAAAGTGGTTAAGGACCGTGTCAACGGTACTGATTACATTACTACTAGACCTAATGGTACATCCAAGGATAACTTAGAAAACCTTCCTGAGTACTAAACACTTTGGTTACTAAAGGCATAAAGCATCAGAATTGTTCTGGTGCTTTTTTGTTTGTTCAGCCAAAGCTGTATAAACATCTGTATAAACAATAATAAAAAAGGCGCATCCCCATGCCGAGTAGCGCCTTTTTATTCAATAACATAGCTGAAATGTATCAGTTCATGCCGTATTTTTTCAGTTTCTTACGCAGGGTACCACGGTTGATGCCCATCATCAGGGCAGCGCGGGTTTGATTACCACGGGTGTATTGCATCACCATGTCCAACAGTGGCTGTTCAACTTCAGCCAGTACCAGCTCATACAGGTCATTAACATCCTGACCGTTCAGTTGAGCAAAATAGTTCTTCAGTGCCTGTTTAACCGAGTCACGCAGGGGCTTTTGAGTCACCTGATCCTGAGAGTTAACGGTAGAAACGGTCAGTACGTCAGAATTTACGCGTTGTTCGAACAT